ATGATCTGGCTGGGCATGTCCAGAATGCCCAACGCCGAAACGGCGCCAGCCGTGCAGCTGACGCCGAAATCGTGCAGGAAAACCGAGAGGTCTTCACTCAGCGGCATCGGCCTTCACCTTGCGGGCAGGCTTTGGCGCTTCCACAGGCTCGATCTGCGCCGCATGGCGCTCGGCCTGCTTCTCGGTCAGCTCCAGCTCGCTGCCGGGCTCATGCACTTGGCCGTCTAGGTGGACGAAAAAGTGCTCGCGGACTTTGTATTTCATGGATGAAAAAAGGGCCGGTTGCCCGGCCCCGTCCTCCTATCAGGCGATGATGTCGGTGATCGCGGCGAAGCTCTCCGCGTGACGGACTGCGATGTCGCAGGTCTGCATGGCGCGGATGTCCACAGAGCCGGCGGTGTAGCCGGAACCGTAGGGGTTCGGGAGGATTTCCAGAGCACCCCACATGCCGATCACCAGCTGGCTGAAGTCACCGAACAGCAGAGCCGACAGGTTGCTGCCGCTGCCCTTGGTCAGGTTCGAGGGAACCTGGTTGGAGCGCATCACGGTGTAACCGTTCACGCCACCGGGGGTGCCGCTGGTGGTCACGCCATCCATGTCGGTCCAGAGGTACTCGCCATAGGCGGTCTTGAGCTTCTTCAGCGCCTGCACGACCTTGGCGTTGGTCAGGTAGTACAGGTTGCCGTTGAGAGCGTTGGCCACGTCCAGCTTGCCTTCCAGCGCGATCAGCTGATCGAGACCGGAGGTCGAACCGGAGGCGCTGTCGGTGAAGGCAGCACCGTTGGTGCCCATGGCCACCGAGCCGATAGAGCCGGTGTTCAGGATGCCGGTGGGCTGGCCGGAGGAACCGGTGCCGCTGATGGCAGCCTTGTCGATGCCCAGGGCCATCACCTTGGCAAGATCGTTACGAACGATCTGCTCGATGTCAGGGGTGGTCTGCTGCAGGGCCAGGCGGCTGTACTGCGAGCGAGCGCCGATCTGTTTGGGCGAGAGGGTCACCTGGTCGAAGGTGGCCTCAGCCTCGGTCAGAGCGCTGGCCTCAGTCACCCAGTAGGTCTGAGTTGCGGCGGTCTGACGGGGGATCGCCACGTTTCCGACCAGACCGCTCAGAACGGTCGGCCCCATCTGCATGATCAGCGCGTTGTTGCGCAGAACATCGATGAAGCTGCCGGCCAGCAGGTTGGTGGCCACCAGGTTGCCGCCGGTGGTGGCGGAACCGACTGCATAAGGAGCGCGCTCCATCTGCAGGTTGTGAGGCATGAAGAAGCCGGAAGTCGCGCGGCCGGTCTGGCGCTCGATCTCGGCGGACACTTCACGCTCAAGGCCGGCGTCCTTCCAGTTGCCGGTGATGGCAGCGTTGATCGCGCGGACCACGCTGTAGTCGCGCTGTTCTTTCTGGTTCAGCTCAACGGTGCCGGTGCCTTTTTCGATCGGCTCCTGCTTGGCGCCCATGCGCTCCAGCACAACAGCGCGAACTTCGTCCAGGCTGCGGCCGGATTCGACCATCTGGCGGCCCAGATCGGCCATGCCGTGCTTGTCGCACAGAGCAGAAATGCCAGCGATGCGGCTGCGCTCGGCCTCGGCCGCTTCAGCCCGCACCACCGCGAGATCGGGGGTGTTATCCATTTTGGGAACCTCGGTTTCCATTTGAGGGGGGTGTGGTGCGGCAGAGGCCGCGGGTTGAGCGTCGAGAGCACGCCCGACGCCGACCGTTGGGTCTGCAGGTATGCTAACCACGCTCACTTCATAGGGAGCCCAAGCAGTGGCGACGTAATCACCACCACGCTCCTCCATGTTGTTGATCGCATAGCCGAAAGAAACATTCCGAAGAACGCCGTCTTTTACGTCGGCCATGACTTCCTGGGCAAAAGCGCTGCGGCTGAAACGCACCGTTGCATAGCCGCGCTTGGCCTGTTCATCGATCCAGCTGCGCTCAACAACGCCGATCACCTTGCCGGGGTCGTGGTTGAACAGCAGCGGTGCGCCATCGTTCATGCGGCTCAGGTCAGCCGCGCCGCGGTCATGGCTCAACACTTCAGAGCCAAACGCCCGTTGCACCGGAAACTCGGAGCTGAACGGGAAGGTAAAGGTCCGCTCGTTATCCGCCGCACGCTCGAATTGCACCGGCTGATACCGGCGCAACTGCTGCAGCTCAGCATCGCGCTCCATGTTTTCTTCCACCGGATGATCTTCCGATGGTAAGGCCTGCACTCCGGTCGGGTTCATGCCAGGAACCTCAGCTTGTAGATGGTCGAGTCGATCAGCTCCATGATCCCGTCGATCAGGTTTTGCAGCTCGCTGTCGTCACCCACGCTAAGACGGCCCGCTGCGACAAAATCCCCGAGCGCGCTCACGAACTCGATCGGCTGGCCCGTCGGCACGCTGTAACCGCTCGGATAGTCAAGGATCAGGCCGTATTTGCCCTGGTAGGCCTCGATCACGCTGTCCACCAGGCCGGGCAGCTCGCTGTAGAACTCATCGAGCGTCTTGTGCTGAGCAAAGCTGCGCGTCTGCAGGTGCAGCACGTGCCCGCTGGTGGCTGCGTGCAGCAGCGTGATGAAAAACTCGGCCGCGGCCGGGTTGTCTGACCGTTCGGGAGGGATCATGGCGCTGGCTGTTGTGCGTTGTTGTCGGGGATGCCGGTCGGTTTCGACGGCGCCGGGCTGGACGTGTCAAAGGTGAGATCCAGCTCCTGCGCCAGATCCAACTCACGCCGGCGCTGCTGGAACACCTCCTCAATGTCGCCGCCGCTTTCCGCGATGATTTCGGCCTTGGTCATGTAACCGGCCATCTCAGCCTCGCGCAGGGCAGTGATCTCTTTCTGCGGATCAACCCATGACCAGCCACGGGGCATCCATCGCACCTGGCGATAGCGCTCAGGGTCCGTTTCATACAGCGGGAGTTGCAGCTGGCCGCTGAGCACCGCCAGATCTAGCCAGGTCTCCAGCACCCGCTGGTGAAATGATTCGATCATCCACTCCTGCAGCACGCGCCAGTTGTCGCGCTCCTCTAAGAGCGCCAGCCGGCTGCTCGAGTAGTTCGTCTGCGAGTAGTCCTGCGACAGGTTGTGATAGCTGATGCCCAGGCCGGCGCTCATGCCGCGCAGCATCGCCCGCAGGAACGGCTCAAACTGCCCATCCGGTGCGTTCAGCGCTGGCACCGTCACCGACTCGCCGGGGGCCAGGTACTTGAAGACGCCGGGCTCAAACGCCGAAACGCGTTCGCCATCCACTAAGTCGTCGCCCTGCAGCTCGCCCTCGGGGCTGGTGATAAAGCCCATCAGCGCGCTGGATGCCCTGGCCCGCACCACCTCGGCTTCAACAAAGCCCGACAGCTGGTGCAGGTTCTTGATGCTGCTCGCCATCCAGGGAACGCCCCGCGTCTGGCCTGGGCGCTGCGTCACAAAAAGGTGGATCACCTCATCGGCCGGCACCCGCACCGGGTTGCCAAGGTTCGCCTGCTGCGTGCCGGTCACCAGATAGTCACCGGGGTGCATCGGCAGGAACCAATAGGCCACCGGGCGGCTCCAGCGATCCACCTCCACGCCCATGCGGATCTCGTTGCCGTTCTCGCCCGTGCGGCCAGACATCCGATCATCAATCCAGTCCGCCTCAAGCACCTCCAGCGCCATCGGCACCGGTGAACCACCAAAGGGCTGTTTGATGATCCTGATGAACACCTCGCCGCTTTCAGCCACGCTGCGGATCACCAGCCGCTCAATATCCGCAAACGACAGTTTCCCGCTGGTGTGGCAATGCCTGGCGCGGCACCACTTTGCCCACAGCTGCTCGATCTGATCATTGACCGTCTGGTCGAGCTTGTTTCCGCGCTGCTTTTTCACCTGCGCCTGAAACGGGATGCCCTTGCCGATCACATTGGCCTGGATGGTCCGCAGCGCCTGCGCCGCGTAGTCGTTATCGCGCGTGAGCTGCCGCGCACGGTTGCGCAACAGCCGCAGGCTGCCCCAGATCTCGCTATCGACCGAGCTGCCGCTGGTCACCCAGTCAGCCGTCAACCGGCCAACCATGGCGCCTTCAAACATCCGCCGCCGTGGTGCAGGGGCCGGGGCCGGCTCAGTGCTGCCCTGCAGCCAGTTCAGGATCGAGGTTCGGAGGCCCATTAGAAGCGGACGAACAGGTTGTGAGGATTGCCAAGCCCTTGAGCAATGCTGGCAGCTGCCTGCTCGCGTTTCACCTCAGCAATCAACCTAGACCGCAACACTTGCAGCTCGGCGAGGTCGTATTTCTTCAGCCGCCGGTTGCCGATCGTGTATTCCTGCACCACGCCGCCGGACACGATTGCGCGGATCGCAGCATCCACCGCGTCCAGATCTTTGTGCGCCTGGCTGCGGCCATCAAACGCTCCAGGGGTGCCGGTGTAAGACAGCATCGGCAGCACGTCGAGCATCCCCGCCCCAAGGGTGATGTGCTCGCCGCTCTTTCTTGCCTCCGCCTGCCAAAACCAATGGCCCTCATTGAACGCCGCGGTAGTGGCCTGCGCAATTAAGAACTCCCAGCCGTTGCCATAGGCCGTGCCCGTCACCGTCGCGCCTTCGCTCGCAGTGTTGGTGCGCAGGTAGTAATAGAGCGCCCAGCCATCGCCGCTGCTGACCAAGTTGCCAAAATTGTCGCGGCCGGGATCGTCCCGCCACTTCACCGTGTCACCGGCTCGGATCTCGGCAGGGATGTTCACGGCCTCACCAGGTGGTAGCGAACGCCGGCGTGGCGGCTTTCCTCGATCTTAGCCGCGCCGACGGTGCTGGCTCATCTGCTTTCTCCAGTCGCTTCTCCAGCTGATCCCAGATTGTTCTGCGGTCGTACCGCTGATACATCCGATTTAGCGCCGCATACGAGTAAACAAGGCAGTCCAGCGCCTCATTCCTGGCGCTTGGTTTCTTCACCCATTCCCGCACCGGGAAGCCCTTCACGTACCGCAGCGCCTGCTTCTCTGCCGTCAGCTGCTCGAAATACTCGCTGCCCGTCTGCGCATGGAAGTGCAGGTAACCCGGCCCCGGTTCGTTGTGCTTCAGCCGCCCGAACAGCGTGGTCTTGATCGTGTCGCCACCCACCGGGAACACCAGCGCGCCGCGCTTCAGCGTTCTACCTTGCGCGTTGATGTCTACCTTGCCCGGCTTGCCGATCGGCGGCTTGCCCCGCACGCTCTGGCCCTTGATCGCGATCACGCCCTGCGCCTGCCGCTCCCGCGCGTACTGGTAGACCTCCGCCGTTGCGTGGCCGCCCGAGTCGACGCACACCACATCGGCCCGCAGCTTGGCACCGTTCGCGTGTTCCCACTCATGCAGCACCAGCACGTCCAGCTGCTTCCACACCTCCGGCCGGCATGGGTCGCCGTGGATCTCCTGATGATCCACCAGCCAGCCCTCCTCCTCGCGGCCCCACGCCCACACGCTTACCGCCAGACGGTCCCCCGCAGATCCACCGCCGCCCTGAACGTCCACGCCGATCGTCACCGCCAGCGCGCCCTCCGGCAGCCGGCCCGCCGCATACGGTTCGCAACGCTGCAACAGCGCGTCAGCGCTCACCTTGCTGGCAAAGTCTTCCTCCCACGTCTCGGCCAGCCGCGTGTTCACGAACGACTTCAGCATCGGCGCGTCGGCCTTTGCCCGCAGGAAGTCATCCACCATGTCGGCCCAGCTCAGCCAGCCCAGCGGCGAGTAGAGCCCAGACAGCTGGAAGCCCGCGGTCTTGCCGTCGCTTGGTGCCGTCGCGCGCCACTCGCCCTGCCGCAACAACGCCGGTTTGTGGATCTCGGCGAACCGCTCGCGGCAGTGCTCGCACTCATAGACCGCCGTGCTCGGGTCGTTGTTGTCCCATTTCAGCTGCGGCCACTTGAGCCACTGCATCGTCTTGCAGCTCGGGCACGGGACGAAATACCGCCGCTGGTCGCTGCG